ATACCCTTGTATATTTGAGGATATAATTCTCTTGACTTCCAAACTAGTTCTCTTAGTTCTTCTGTCGTGTGTCTTAGTAACAATCCACTAAACTGTGGATGATTCATGTAACGTAGTGGGTCTGCTAACATGGCATATGATTTACCACCACCTGCTGAACCACCATATAGAACTTCTCTTTCGGGTGATGCCAAGAACTCTGTTTGAGGACCTTCGTTAGGTCTAAAAACTATATTGTGTTCTTCTTGTGGTACAGCCTCTATATCTTCAACGATACTAGGCTTTTGCACCCGTTCTTTCTTCTTCGTAGGCTTTCGCTTTTTGTATTGCCTTTTCTGCCCATTCAGTCCATGACTTGAGAGTTCTAGCTTTGTTCTTACGTTGTCGCTCATTTATTAATCTTTTTCTTAATCCTACGTGAGATATATCTCTACCTGTTTTTGTTGTCAACCAATTTGCAACTTGTCTGTACGAATATTGCTTTACATATTGTCTAGCAACTTCTATGGCTTCTAACTCAAAAGGTATAGGGTCAAGTAAATTAGAATCTTCTTCGTTAACCTTATAACCAAAAGGCACTATTCTTGCTATACGTGGTATCTGTATCCACTCTTTATCTTCTTTTAAATCTGTTGGTTGTGGTAGCTTCCACTTACCTAAACTTCTATTCATTGCTTCTTTTTTATATTATCAACAAAAGTTACAGGGTTGACATACTTTTTAGTAGTTAGTCCACCTGCTTTAAAAAAAATGTATCTTATTGGCTCATCATCGCCTATTTTATGTACAGGTGCTGAACCACCAATTATCCCTCTTAAATTTGTTTTATAGCCAAGTGATTTAAGATTTTTATGAACTTCAGAAGCCTTTAATCTTCCTGCTGACCATTCATGGATAGATTTAGCCACTGCTATTTCTGTTTTTTCATCCATGTTACTACCCCTTCTTTGGTGGTAATATCATGACACCCCCCGATGCCTCTACTTGCACTTTCTCAGTTTTAATTAAACCTACTCTGTCAAGTAATTCTTTTGCTGCACCGA